TCCTATGACACCGGCGCGGCGGCGATCGAAGACGGCGGAGCCTGGAACCTGACGACATACGGCGTCCAGTTCCTGCAACTGGCCCGCCTGATCGGAGCCGGCGGCATCCAGCTATGACGGTCAAGATAACGAAGGATCGCGTGCCTGCTCTGTTGAAGGCGGTGCGCGATCTGACGAAGCAGGAGGTGCTTGTCGGCATCCCGGCGGAGAACGCCGGACGCGACGACGATGCACCAATCAACAATGCCGAGCTCGGCTATATCCACGAGTTCGGCGCCCCAGCCGCGAACATCCCGCCGCGGCCGTTCCTCGTTCCCGGCATCACCGGCGCCGAGAGCAGGTTCACGCCGCACATGGAGGCGGCGGCCGGAGCCGCGATCGATGGAAACGAGGGCAGGGTGTCGCAAGGTCTGAACCGCGCCGGGATCGTCGCTGCATCGGCCGTCAAGACCAAGATTGATGAGGGGCCGTTTGCGCCCCTGTCTGAGGTCACGATCGAGCGGAAGGGAAGCGACAAGCCCCTCCTCGATACCGGTCAGATGCGAAATGCCGTCACGCATGTCGTCCGCAAAAAGGGTGACGCCTGATGCCGACTCTCGACGTCACGCGCGTGCTGGCGAACCCGCGTTTCGCTGACAGCATCACCGTGACCAGGACGACGACCACGGTCGATCCGAACACCGGCCGCCCGATCGAAACGAAGACCTCGCAGGATCTCTCTGCGGTCGTGACCTCTGACCGCGGCCGCAACCTGCAGCGCAACCCCGATGCGGCGCTGTCGGAGGGCTCGATCATCATCCATTCGACCTTCACATTCACCGAGGGCGGACAGGTCGGGGCGGTGACCTATGACGCCGACGTCGTGACCTGGCAGGGCCGCGATTGGACCGTGGTTACGGTCGATGACTATTCCCGCTATGGCGCGGGATTCACCTGCGCCACCTGCCGGCTTCTCACGCTGCGCTGATCCGACATGGCGAACACATCTGCTTCAGGCGGGCCGCTGGTTCCGTCAACGACGACGCCTGTCCAGGACGATCCCTTTGAGGATCTGATCGGCAACACGATCGCCGGCTTGACCGGGATCGCGCGGGGGCTCGTCCGGCCTCGCTGGCAACCAAAGCCGCCGGCGATGCCCGCAGACACTGTGTCGTGGTGCGCCTTCGGCATTATGGAGATCGACGGCGATTGGGCCTCGCATCTTCAGCATGTCCCAGCGGGTGACGGCTCGACCGTCGCCACGAGGCACGAGACGCTGCGGATGCTCGCCAGCTTCTACGGCCCGGCCGGATATTCCAATGCCTCGATGCTGCGGGATGGTCTCTGGATCCAGCAGAACTGGGATGCGCTCAACGCCGTGGGCGTCGCGCTTCTCGAATGCAGCCGGTCCCGTACAGCCTCGGAGCTCGTGAACAACCGATACATCCGCAAGGTCGACCTCGAGATGGTCTTCCGGCGTGTGATCACCCGCACCTATCCGATCCTCAACCTGCTCTCCGCCCAGGGTTCGATTGTCCCTGATCCCGGCGAACCGCAGCCCTTCATCGTCACGGAGAACTGAACATGGCCCAGGGCCTGGCTGTAAGCGACGTCGTCAAAGTCTCCGTCACGCTCTCGCCGTTGGCGGCGCCGACGCGGAACTTCGGCGCGGCGAACCTCATCGGGGCGAGCGACGTCATCGATGTCGGCGAGCGCATCCGCCAGTATTCGAACCTGTCGGGTGTCGCGCAGGATTTCTCGACGACCGACCCCGAATACAAGGGTGCCGTAAAGCACTTCGCCCAGGTGCCGCAGCCGTCGACCGTCTACATCGGCCGCTGGGCGCGCACCGCGACGCATGCGACCCTGCGCGGTGGCGTGCTGACCACGGCGGAGCAGGCCCTCGCCAACTTCACCGCGGTCACCTCCGGCGCCTTCTACTTCGTCCTCGATGGCGTCCCGCGCTACGTGTCCGGGCTGAACTTCTCGGCACAGACGAATCTCAACGGTGTCGCCTCGGTCCTGCAGACGGCAGTGGCCGCTCTGGTCGCGAGCTCCACCGTCGTCTGGGATGGCGCGAATAACAGGTTCGTCATCAAGTCCGGCACGACCGGCGCTGCCTCGACAATCACCTTCCTGAGCGATCCGACGGCCTTCGGCTCAATCACCATCGCCGCCGGCAATGCCGCGAACAACGACACTGTGACCATCAACGGCACGGCGGTGACGTTCAAGTCGTCGAACCCGGCGGGCAATCAGGTGCTGATCGGCGGCACCGAGGCGCAGACCGCCGCGAACCTGCAGACCTTCCTTGCCGGCTCAGCCGATACGAACCTGGCTCTCTCCGCATATCTGTTGGTCGGAACCGTGGTCTATGCGGTCGCGAAGATCACCGGCACCGCCGGCAATGCCTACACGCTGGCGAAGTCGGGCACGAACATCACCGTTTCGGGCGCGACCTTCACCGGCGGCTCGGGGGCCTCGATCGCCGGCCTCCTCAAGGGCAAGTCCTCGCAGGCCAGCCTCCCGGCCAACGGCATCGCGGCGGAGACGCTGGCGGAAGCCGTGGAAGCCCTCATCGACGCCTCGGGTGACTGGTACGCCGGCGAACTCATGGAGGAGGGCGTTGACACGATCTCGATCATCGCTGCCGCCAACATCATCGAGGCACAGGGCAAGAAGCGGGTCTTTGGCGTCACCATCACCGACACCACGGCGATCGACCCGACCAGCACGACCGATCTGGGCTATCTACTAGAGGCCAACAACCTCAGCCGCACCTTCAGCCAGTACAGCCAGTACGAGCCGCAGGCCGTCGCCTCGTTCTTTGGCCGCGCCTCCACCGTCAACTTCAACGGGTCGAACACGACCCTGACGATGAAGTTCAAGCAGGAGCCCGGCGTTCGCGCGGAGACGATCACCGAGACGCAGGCACAAGCCCTCAAGGGCAAGAACGTCAACGCCTTCGTCAACTACGACAATGAGACGGCCATCATCCAGGAAGGCGTGATGGCGTCGGGGATGTTCTTCGACGAACGCCACGGCTGCGATTGGTTGGAGAATGCCATCCAGACGGCCGTCTGGAACCTGCTCTACACCTCGCAGACGAAGGTGCCGCAGACGGACGAGGGCACCAATCTCATCATCGCGACGATCGAAGCTGTCCTCACGCAGGCCGTCAACAACGGCCTTGTGGCACCGGGGCAGTGGAACGCGGCCGGCTTCGGCCAGCTCAAGCAGGGCGATTACCTGGCCAAGGGCTTCTACACCTACGCACCGCCAGTCTCGACCCAGCTCCAGGCCGATCGCGAAGCCCGCAAGTCCGTGCCGATCCAGGTCGCGATCAAACTCGCCGGCGCCGTCCACTTCGTCGACGTGCTCGTTTCCGTCAACCGCTGAGAGGACTGAGGCATGTCTTCCTTTACCTACTCGTTCCTCTCGATCGTGGCCGCGATCGCCGATCCGAACGGAACCTTCAGCATCGGCAGCGGAGCCGGCGCCAGCGACGAGGGCATCACGGTCACCATGGCCGATGACAAGGCCTCGCTGGTCGTCGGCGCCGATGGCCAGGGCATGCACTCCCTCCATGCCGCCAAGAACGGCACGGTGACGGTGCGGCTCCTGAAGACCAGCCCGACCAACGCGTTGCTGCAGGATCTCTATGCCGCCTGCACGTCGTCCCCAGCGAACTACGGCGCTTCCACCATCACAATCCGCGACCCGTATCGCGGCGATGTCATTACCTGTCAGGGCTGCGGCTTCCGCAAGTTCCCGGACATCTCCTATGGCAAGGACGGCGCCATGCAGGAATGGACATGGAACGCCGTCCAGATCGATCAGGTGCTCGGCACCGGTACGCCGACGGCGGTGTTCTGATGCGGGAACCAACTGAGTTCGAACTGAGTGGGCGCAAGTTTCGCGTCACGCCGATGGATGCCCGCACGGCCCAGCACGTCGCGCGCCGCGTCCAGCCCATCCTGATTGCCCTGATCCCCGCCATCACGGCCGCGCTCCCCAAGGGCGAGATCACACCAGGCGCGCTCCTCAACCTCGACCTGCAGGCGATCCTGCCCGGCGTCTCGGCGGCCTCCGATCTCCTCGCGAACATGTCGGACGAGGCCTACGACTATATCCGTGCGAAGTGTCTTGCTCGCGTCCAGCGCGAGAAGGACGGCGGAACCGGCTGGGCACCGATCTGGAGCGTACAGGCCGAGCGTGTGCTGTTCGAGGACATCGAGGGCCACGAAGAGCAGTCGATCGTGGTCAAGGTGCTGATCAGCGAACTCGGCCCTTTTTTTCGCGGGCTCCTGTCGAGCTTGTTCGAAGGGGCCCAGCTCTGAAATTTGAGCCGGTCAGGCTCCCAGACGATCTCGACTTCATCATGCGGCCGGTCCTTCGGGGCCTGTGCCGCTATGAATCCATCCTCGACGGTACGCTCTCCCTCGTCGACATCGCGGACCTCAACGACGCGATCGACGTGATGGACGAGAACGCCGCCCGCGCCCAGGAAGCCGCCAAGAATGGCTGAGACGATCCGCGAGTTCCTGGTCGGGCTCGGCTACAAGGTCGACACCTCGTCCGAGGCGAAGTTCAAGCGCTCGGTCGAAACCGCGACTAAGGCCGTCAATGCGATGGCCCTTTCGCTGGTTGCCGCGACGACAGCCGTCTCGGCCGCCATTACCAAGATCGCGGCGAACTTCGACGATCTCTATTGGTCTAGTCAGCGGACGAAGGCATCCGCGGAAAACATCAAGGCGCTGGGCTACGCCGTTTCGCAGCTGGGCGGCTCCTATCAGGGCGCCGTCTCGTCGATCGAAGAGTTCGCGCGCCGGATGCGCTCGAACCCCGGCTACGAGGCGATGGCCCGCAATCTGGGCGTCGTCACTCGCGAGAACGGCAAGCTCCGCGATACCACGACCATCATGACGGACCTCGCCAAGGTTCTGTCGCGGAAGCCTCAGTATGTCGCCCTGCAGTATCTCGAGGCGCTCGGGATCGACGAGAATACCTACAACGCCCTGAAGTCGGGTGATCTCGTCCGCTACACGGAGGAATACCGCAAAAAGCAGCAGGAACTTGGCGTTGATCAGCGCCGGGCCTCTGAGATTGGCAAGGACCTAACGAACGCATGGCGCGCGCTCGGCGCGACGGCTCAGACCGTCGGCGAAAAGCTCATGCAGGAGCTCGGGTCGGGTCTGAAGGATTTCGTTGAACGCGTTGACGCCTTCCTGATGCGGAATTCCGACCGCATCGTTGAGTTCTTCAAGAAGGCGGCCGAGCTAGTCGGCAAGCTCATGGAGGCGTTCGTTCAACTCGTCGAGAAAGGCGAGGGGCCGATCGTCTCCATGTTCGACAAGATCATGAAGTCGGTCGACAGCCTGGAAAAGGTGCTGACGGCTTTCGCAGCCTTCCTGGTTGGGACGTGGCTGGTCAGCGTGCTCGGCGCCTTCGCGCGTGTAGGGTCAGGATGGGCGGCGATGCTGCTCAGTCTCGGCATCAATCCGGCTACGCTATTGGCGGGCGGCCTGCTAGCCGGCAGCACGAGCCCGGCGAATGGCGGCGAGGATGCGGAGATTGCCCGCCGGCGCGCCAACGGGACCTGGGGCAAGACCTTCACGGACGGAACGCCCGGAGCCCCGCCGCAGATCGTCGACAACCGCAACTGGTGGCAGCGCACGATGCCGAAGTGGCTCGGCGGCCAGGATGACCCGAACAAGGGCAGCAATGCTCCGATCCAGGGATCGACCTTCCGCGAGAAGTCGCCTGGCATCATGAAACGCCTGATGGAGGACTTCGGCCTAACTCGGGAGCAGGCGGCCGGCGTCATGGGCAACCTCGGCCACGAGAGTGGCGGCCTTCGTGTCATGCAGGAGCGGAACCCGCTCGGCGGCGGTCGCGGTGGCTGGGGTTGGGCGCAATGGACCGGACCGCGTCGCCGAGCGTTCGAGGCGTGGGCCAATGCCCGCGGCCTGCCGCTGGACTCCGACGAGGCCAACTATGGCTTCCTGAAGCATGAGCTCTCGACCAATCACTCTAGCGTCATCACTGCGCTGAAGAAGGCTCGCACCGTCCAGGAAGCGATGATCATCTTCGAGAACGGATTCGAGCGCGCCGGCGTCAAGAACTATGCCTCCCGCCAGCGCTGGGCGGATCGGGCCATGGCGGCGACTGCGCCGGGCGCGAGCCCCACTGGGTCTGGCGGTCCATCGAGCATTCTGGACGTGCTTCGCAGGGCTCCTGGCGTTCCGGCCTTGGAGAGGGCATTCGGGAATGCTGCCACGACCGGAGGGGGCGCCGCTGCTGGCCCGCTTCTTCCCGGCCCCGCGTCAAGCTCCTCGATGAACGTCGACATGCAGCAGAAGACCGAGATCACCATCCTCGGCGGCAGCGATCCGCAGGCAACAGCGTCTGCCGTTTCTGACGCTCAGGGCGGCGTCAACGGCCGGCTCTTGCGGAATATGCAAGGAGCGGTTCGCTAGTAGCGAAAGCGTGGCGGAGGAGCGGCAATCTGCTCCCTCCGTCGTTCGATCAGGATCGCTTGGACGAGGTTCTGGTAATAGGCGGGGTTTGCTTCCCCGAGAGAGCCGGGCTGGTGCTCCCAGGTGCGGGCCTTGCCACGGCCTTCGGCGGTCAGCTCCGGCCACAACTGCCGGGCTAGATCGTAGGCGGGCTGCTCGCGGCGGATGCACTCACCGATGAACGGCTGACGCTTCATCGTTCTTGTGCAGTTCGCCTCGACGTCAATCATGGGGAAGTCGTCAGCGAAGGCTGCCGATGAGGCCACGAGCAACAGAGCGGCTATCGCCACGCGCATATGATCGCTCGCTCGTTCGTCCAGCAGGCATCATTGCGGCGCAGGTTGCCAAGCGAGCTGTGTGCATGGGTAGCGCCGGGTTCCTCATTCCAGTAGCCTGACGCGCTCCCGGCACCTTCCACCGTGACCTGCGAAAAATAGCGGGCCCCTCGGCCGGCACCGACCATGAAGCTGCCGCCTGGAAGGAGTTCGACCGGGCAGGGGCCATTCAAGTAGGTGCGGCCATCAACGACGAGAAGGCAGCGACCTGGTGCGGCCATTGCCGAGCCAGCCACCAACATCACCAGCGCCACAGCAATCGCGCGCATTTCACATCTCCGGCCCCTCGCCGGATAGCTACCAGCGATAAGTCGCCCGGCAAAGCTCCTGGGTTCAGTCAGGATCCTCAATGGCCCTTCTAGATGACGCCTTTGCGCTGATCACGATGAACACCCGGAGCATCGGCACGCTGATCCCGGACGTGGTTGTCCGCGAAGTCCAGCGCGATGAGATGGTGATCACCGACCATCCTGTTGAGCGCGGCGCGGCGATTTCGGATCACGCATTCTTCCGGCCGGTCGAGGTCGAGATGCAGATCGGCTGGTCGGATTCGACTGGCGGCTACGTCGGCTATGCGCGGGAGGCTTATGAGGCGCTCGTCGCTCTCCAGAAGCAGCGGCAGCCGTTCACGCTGACCACTGGCAACCGTCAATACGATAACATGCTGATCAGCTCGATCTCGCTCCAGAAGGACGAGAAGAGCGAGCATATCTCGGCAATCCAGTGCCGGCTCCGCGAAGTCATCATCGTCTCGACCGAGATGACCGGAACGCCGAAGTCCTCTCAGGCTAACCCGGCCAAGACTGGCAGCACCACGAACGTCGGCCAGCAGCAGTTGAAATCCTCGGCTGGATCGGCGGCGCCTTAATCGAGAGAGCCCGATGGCGACGGTCCAGGAATTCCCGCTGCGCGCGGAAGCGCAGAACATGACGATCCAGCTTGGTACGTCGACCTATGCCATCCGCTTCGGCTGGGGCGACAGCCCCGAAGGCGGATGGTTCATCGACATCGCCGATGTCAACGGCAACGCGCTGATCAACGGCCTCACGCTGACCGCTGGCGAGAACATCCTTCAGCAGTTCGACTATCTCGGCATCGGCGGCGAAATACGCGTCGAGACAGACGGGAACGACCTGATCGAACCGACCTACGCCAACCTCGGCAGCAACGGCAAAGTGCTCTTCATCACGCCATGACGCGCCAGTGGATCAGAGAGTTCGGCCTGTCGATCGAGACGAGCAGCGGGACCGTCGACGTGTCGAAGCTTCGCGGGCGGTTCACGGTCCGCTATGCGACGGTCCAGTCTCCGAACACGGCCGAGATTATCGTCAACAACCTGTCCGAAGCGACAGCACAGAAGATCAACAAGGAAGGCCAGAAGGTCACGCTGACCGCAGGATATGAGGATGGCTATGCCATCATCTTCAGCGGGAACATCGTTCAGAAGCGGGTAGGGCGCGAGAATCCGGTCGACACCTATCTGGCGATCGTCGCCTCGGATGGGGACCGCGCCTACAATTACGCCACGGTCTCCAAGACGCTGGCGGCCGGCTCGACCTTCCGCGATCAGGTCGACGTTGTTCTAGAGGCGATGAAGCCTCATGGCGTCACGGCCGGCTACATCGCCGATCTCGGCAGCAAGAAGATGCCTGGTCCTAGGACGCTGTTCGGTATGGCGCGCGATGTCATGCGCGATGTGGCCACATCCACCGGCGCGACCTGGACAATCGAGAACGGCAAGCTCGATGTCGTGAAGGCGAATGAGACCAAGCCGGGCGACGTGATCGTGCTGAATTCGACCACAGGGATGATCGGGCGTCCCGTCCAGACTTTCGACGGCATCATCGCCCGCATGCTCCTGAACACCCGCGTGAAGCCGAACGGCAAGATCAAGATCGATCAGGGCAGCATCGATCAGGCATCGTTCACGACGGTTTACGGCGCTGAGAAGAGCAACGAACTCCTCGGCGGAATGCTCGCCACGGACGGCATCTACAAGATCGTGGTTGTCGAGCATCACGGCGATAGCCGCGGCAACCCTTGGTACACGGAAGTCGTCTGCATCCGCGCCGATGGGCAGGGCACC